TCTTCATGCGGGACGGCTGGCAGGACATCGACCTCGTCGCCAGCGCCAAAGAGCCGTATTTCGTTCAGGCCGAGCGGGACGCGCTTGCCGTCATCCTCTATATCCTGAATGTCAACAAAGAGGTGTCGAGTATCGACGCCGTGGACATCGACATCCACTTCAACCGCAACAAGACCGCCAACCTTCAGTCCAAGGCGCAGGTATTCCAGATTCTGGAATCCTCACACATGGCTCCGGTTGACGCACTTGACATCGCCGGTTTGACAAATAATGTGCATGATGTTATACTACGCATGGAGACTTTGGCGACAGAAAATGCAGCAAAGGCATTGGAACTGGCCAATCAATCCAAAACTACCGATCCGAACTCATTGAAGGGCGGAGCGGCTACCGTAGGAGATGGAAGCGCAACCGCATAAGGCGGGGGTGCTTTCCTGACACTCAGAGGAGAGTATCATGGTGCTCAAGAAGGAAGACTTCACAGACGAACAGTGGGCCGCAATCGAAGCGGAAACCGACCGTCGCGTCACGACCGCATCCGAGACAGCGCGTAAGAACGCAGTCAAAGCCTCGGAAGCCGAGACCGACACCAAGATAGCAGACGCGATTGAGCGCGAGCGTGCCAAACTCGAAGCAGACGAGGCAGGCAAACTCGAAATCCAGCGCAAGGAAATCGCGGACGCACAGGCTAAACTCGCTCGGGATGTCAAGAGCCTTGCCGCTACGAAGAAACTCGTGGGCGCAGGCATGGATGAAACCGAAGTCGAGAGTCTGCTTCCCATGTTCGTCGCTGTGGACGACAAGTCCTTCGACATGGTCGTAGACAACTTCATCAAGGTCACGCAGGCCAACGTGAAGTTGCAGGTTGACCGTGTCAAGCAAGACCTCCTCGGAAATGCAACACCGCCGTCCAGCCCATCGGGTGCTCCTGTTGACATCGAAACCGCTGCTCGCTCCGCTGTCGCTGCTGGCAACGACGCCGCCGCTATCGACATGCTTCTCGCAGCCGCACCCACCCAGTAAGGAGTCCCAATGGCCCTTCCGACCGGAACCGCAGGCGTGTTTGCTCCTGTCAATATCGCAGGAGTCCTGTTCTCCAAGACCGATGTACGCACCCCGCTGTTCAATAGGCTCGGTGGCGTGCAGATTGGCTCGCGCGAGTTTCTGACTGGCGCTGAGTATTCCCTCGATTCGGCATCACAGCCCGCGATTTCTGAGACCGCCTCGATGACAGCCCCGACGCCGAGTTACGATCAGCCGACTCAGGGCAAGAACGTCACGCAGATGTTCCAGAAGTCTGTGGCTATCACCTATCGCAAGATGTCTGACACAGAGACGCTGACCGGCCTGAACCTTGAAGGTCTGACCAACAACGTCCCCAGTCCTCTCGCGTTTGCGATTTCTAACCGCACGGCAGAGATTCGCAACGACATCGAGTATTGCATCCTCAACGGTGTGTATTCGCTGGCGACGACTCCCGACACCATCGACAAGACCCGTGGCCTCAACGCCGCCATCACGACCAACGCGGTCGCGGCTGGTGGAGATGAACTTGGCCCGGACATGCTCATCGAACTTGCTCGCAAGGTCGCTGTCCTGTCACCGTATGGCCTGACGGGTGTTGTCGGTATCGGCAACGCCGAGCAGATTGTCCAACTCAACAAGATCATCCTGAATCAGGGTCAGCGCGCGTCGATGTCTGACGCTGGTTCGAACCTGACGACCTACCTGACTCCGTTTGGCCGCCTCAACTTCCTTGAGGGTGGACATCGGTATCAGCCCAACGGCACCTTCGGTTTCTACAACCTCGGCATCTGCAAGAACGTGCTTCAGCCGGTCCCCGGCAAGGGCAACTTCTTCTACGAGCCGCTGGCGAAGACCGGTGCTGCCGAGACTGGCGAGATTTTCGGCCAGTGGGGTCTGAACTATGGACACGAGTGGATGCACGCGAAGATCACGGGTCTGTCCACGACCACGAGCGCTATGACTGCTCCGCAGGTCTCCATCGTCGGCGTCGTCTCGACTGACGAAGTCAGTTAGGCAACCTGATGGCATTCGATGTCACAGTCATCACACCTGACATCACCGCATCCGTCTTGGCGTGGTGTGGGGTTGATAGCCCCACACCCGCCGAGGCTGCGGCGGCACAACAGGCTGCTGATGCCGCTGTCGAGGCTATCAAGGTTTACCGTAGGCTTACTCCTGAAGACGACTTCGAGACTAAGTACACAGCGTTGGCCGTCGAGATGGCGGTCTACCTGTATACGAAGCGCGGTGTGGACGGAGTGACCGTGATGAGCGAGAACGGGGTTCAGCGGTATTACGAAAAGGGTTCATTCCCACCGTCCATGCTCTCCCGTATCACCCTCCCTGCTGTGACAGGATAGACATGCCGTCGTTCGCAGTCAGCCTGAAGCGCTCCGTCTGGATAGCCTCTGGTTCTGTGACAGGCGGAGTCCGGCAGTTCAGTGAGCCGGTCTTGCATAAGTGGAACGTCCGCACCTTGAATGCGAATGTCGGTCTCATGGCATTCGGCCCGAACTACATGGACTACCGTAGCGCGGTCACGACCAACGACGAAATCGGCTCCGTGGTAGCACTCGATAGGGTATGGCTCGACCGGGTGCCGAATGACACGACAGACCCGCTGGCACGCACCGCCGACTTCTATGTTCTCGGTGTCGCACCGGGAGCGGGCGGGGTAGCCCAAGTGACCTTCAAGCGATTGAGTGAAGATGGCATCGAGGATACTGTCTCTTAGCGTTGCCGACGTTCGTCTGCTCAGAGACCAGATGAAGGCACTCGCTCGTGACCTCAAAGACACCATCAAGGTTGACATCGAGCAAGCAACGTGCGCTGGGATTGCCGAGGATGTACGGCTCGGCATCGCCTCGATACAGGACAAAGACGGCAACTACTTGGGGGCAGACCCCGCCGCCGTCAACGTACAGGTTGGTCTACTGGGACACGATGTCATTTGGCGAGGCCAGCAGATAGCGTATCTTGAGTTTGGAACTGGTGCTGCGGGCGCAAGTGGTGGTTACTTCGGCAGCGCGATGGCTGAGGCAGGGTATTCACCCGACCCAACCAAAACGATGTGGTATTACAAGGATAGCGCGAGTGGCGAATCCGTCCTCTCTCACGGCCTTATGCCACAGGCACCGATGCTGAACGCTAGTATCATCATGCGTAGTGTGTCGGACCTCATGCCCGCGCAGACCATTCTGAAGGAGGCGTTGCAGCGTGCGGTCACTGTATGACGACATCCTCGCAACGCTTGGCTCACACGATTTCACCATCCCGAACGTGAGCATTAGAAAGCCCTACGACGAGACACCCAAAGCCTTCCCACTCATCGTCGTTCACGAAATCACCAATGTGCCGAAGTCGTACGGTTCGGTCAACGGTGAGGAGAGAACGGTTCTTGCATACCAACTGGACATTCATACACGGGCCTGCACGGACGAGGACGATGTCGTGCTGAGTATGTGGGATGCAGGACGCAGGCTTTTCTCCGAGGTGACGGACCTACTCGAAACCGAGTACAAAATCACCCGGCGAAGTGTAGCACCGACAGCGCCGATCAAACCAGATGAACTGCTCACTATCTGGCGCGGAGAATGTGTCGCAGACTCGTATGGTTACTCGTACAGACGATAAGGAGCACCACTATGGCTCAGAGTACCGCAGGCATCAAGGTCTACTACGGCACGTCCACCGTAACTTCCGGTGTCCCCGTAGTCCCGTCTTCGTGGATTGAGATTCCGGATATCACTTCTACCCCGGCGATGAGCGCATCACCGGCCAAGATCGACACGACCACGCTCGCAGAACTTCGGCAGAAGACCTATATCAACGGCCTCATGGACCTCGGTGGCTCATTCGAGTTCTCCGCCAACATGACCCCCGAACTGGTCGATGCCGTTGACGCCGCCGCTGCCGCTCCCGCGTCTGGTCACGCTCGCGCGTTCAAGATTTCGTTCCCGGCACCGATTGCCCTCGGCTACTGGTGGACTGGAACGGTTCTCCCCGTGGCTCCGGGCGATGCTGCGGTTGACGCCGCCGCCACGACCAAACTCTATGTCTCACAGGCGACCTCGCTGGTAAAGATCGACGAGGACGCGGTTTCGTAGTAGTGTTAGGGTGGGCGACCAGCCCTATTCGTACAAATGGTCGCACCGTATCGTCCATCTGTGAAGGAGAGAGCACATGACCAGTGTTGACTATGAGGGCACAACGTACGACCTCACCCTGACTCGTGCGGGTGTGCGCGCGGCTGAAGCACAGGGGCTTTCATCGGCGGAGATTGCTAATAAGCCGTTCTCCTCGTTGAACCTCCTGTTTTTTGCTGCGCTGTATAGCAAGTACAAGATGAATCCGAATAAGTCCGGCGCGATGCTCGATTCGCTACTCGATGCAGGCACCGTCACCTTTGAGTCGCTGTTCTCAGACCTGTCGGAAGCCTATGCCGAACTTTTCAACTTGGGCGGGTCGAAGGGGTAGACCTCGGCCCGCAACCCGACGCGAAGGTCTACACGTCGCTCGCTGAGTATTTCGAGGACTTGTGTTCACAGGTCATGGCTATCGGGGTCTCGTACGACGATTTCTGGCACGGCGAGCCTGCGATAGTTGGATACGCCATCGAGACTGAGAAGTTGCGTCAGAAGAACACCGCGATTCTCAGTGATATAGCCGCATGGAGTACAGGCCGGTACGTCATGCTGGCGGTCGGTGTGGTGCTCTCCCAAGCATTCTCCAAGTCGAGCAGCGCAAAGTATCCGACTGAACCATTGCTGGCCTACGAACTCGACGAGCAATTGAAAGCACAGAAGCGCGAGCGCGACCTGCGGAAACAGCACGCCGACTTCCTCGCCGTGGCGAAGATGCTCTCGGGCAAACTGCCGAACAAGGAATACAGGGAGCCGAAGCAATAGTATCGGCTCCCTGTTCTCATCTCTGAATGGACAGCAGCATGGCTGGCACCATCACTGTAGACGAACTTGCTATCAATGTAGTTGCGGAAGCAGGAACTGCTGCTACTAGTCTTGACCTGCTCACCGCCGCTCTCGCACGATTGAGCGACATACTCGGCCCGACGCTGGCAAAACTTGCAGCCCTTGGCCCCGCTATCGCGCGAGCCAATGTCGGAGCCGCAACCGCCGCAACGGGGATGACCACAGCAGGCGCGACCGCGATGAGTGGTTCGGTTAGCGCAATCGCGGCCCCCAGTATCGCGGGTGGCGCGGCTGCAAGTAACCTTGGCGCAGTCACGGCTGTCGCGGCGACTCAAATCCGGGGTGCGACCACCGTCATCAAGGACCTCTCGCCCGCTGTCGCGGCTACTGAGACCAAAGTCTCATCTTTCGCTCAGAAACTTCAGGCGATGGGGCAGACTGGCGCGAAGTCAACGAACATGCTCGGTGGCTCGTTCATCCAGTTGCGTAGCGCGGTGTTCTTCTCCTTCTTCGCCCTCGGTGCCCTCGTCGTGCTGTTCAAGGCGTTCACGGGTGCCTCGGCCATGCTCATTGAGAGAATCAACCTGTTCCAAGTCACGATGGGTAAAGGTGCCGAAGCCGCAAGCGCGTACGGTGACGCAATCACCACCGCGCTCGGTCTCGACCCAATGGCGTTCAAGACCACCAACGCGAACTTCCAACTTTTGGCTGTCTCGCTCGGGATGACCGCAGACAAAGCGACTATCATCTCGCGCAACCTCACCCAGTTGGCTTACGACTATGCCTCATTCAAGGACATGTCTTTCGCCGATGTCGAGGCTAAGTTCACCTCGGCGCTAGCAGGACAAACCCGTGCTGTGGCTCGGTTGGGCATCGACGTGACACTTGCCGCCTTGAAGGTCGAAGCCCTCAAGGAAGGCATCAAGGGGAATGTAACTGAGTTCACCAAGGCCAACAAAGTCATCCTGATGCACAACATTATGATTCGGCAGTCCACCTTGGCACAAGGCGACCTCGCTCGTACGCTGTCTTCTCCGACGAACATGATGCGTATTCTGGGGGACCAGTTCCAAATCGCCGCGCGCACCATCGGCTACCTGTTCATCCCCGCGTTGAGCGCGATTCTCCCTGTGCTCATCTACATCATTCAGGGGGTTACTGATCTCACACAGCGGTTCCTCGCGCTGTTCGGTATCAAAATGCCGTCGTGGACGGACATGACGACACAACTCAGTCAGGCTGCGGTAGGCACCGACGATTTGTTCAACGACATGTCGGGCACGGCAGACGCTACGCAGACGGCG